ATTGGTTGTAGACGCTCGGCTGTTCTCCAGAAGCCTGGAAAGCGCGCACTTTGGCATTCTGCATTCGGCGCAACGACATGGCGGTTTTGAGCACATCGACCGATGCCGCATTGGAAATGCCGACACTTGGGTTCCCGGCAAAGGCCGCCGCCAGTTTGTCGTTGGTGTTAGGGCTCCCGGCCTGCGAAGCATATTGCGTCAGGTACTTCTTGGCCTCATCGAAATTCTTGATCTTGTCGGGGTCGATGCCGGCGAGCGTTCCCAACCCCATAGACTGAGCAAACGATTTGATTTCGTTGATCTGCTCCGTCCCTGGACCGGTGCCTGTCGTCCCCAAGGAAATAAGTGCGTCCCTGGCTTTCTGGAGAGGCAAGATATCCGACTGGAAATTAGCCTCTTGGGCAGTGTCGGCCGCCAATTGCTGGCCGCTCGCCGTACCAGTTGCCTTATTGGCCTCCAGCGCACCCGGAGATACGCCAGTGACAACGCTACCGCCCTGAGCAGCCGGAACCGGCGCCTGCCCCTGCGGATATGGCTGAAGCTGATTGACGGGCTGGTTGGGAGCCGTTGCGGGAACGCCCGTGAGCGGGTTCATGCCGGCCTGCTGCGCAATGACACCAGCCGGCGTAACGGTTGGTTGGCCCTGCGCATTCGTGCCGGGGACAAGCGTCAGGCGCTCGGATGGCGAGGTCTGGACCGGAATATCGGCGCCGATGCGACGGATGCCCGTCAAGGGGCTTGCCGTGACGGGAACAATCGTATTGCCATTGTTGATCGTGGACGGCTCGCCGTAGATTTTCGCAAACTGCCCGGCGGCATCCTGAACACGGGTGTTCAGGCTTTGGAGGTACTGAGGGATCTGTGTCGGGTCAGTCGGCATGTTAGCCAATTCGACATTGGCGATATCGGGGGTAATCCAGCCCTGCTGCACGGCCTGTTGCGTCGCCTGATGAAGAAGCGCCGGGCCCTGATCAGTGGCCATGCGCGGATCCTGAGCAAGCGAGCCAAGGAACTGCGAGAGCTGTCCGTACTGCTGATGGGCAAAATTCACCTTGTCCTGGGATAGCCCGACTTGCTGGCGCTGATTTTGTACCAACATATTGCGGTACTGCGCAGCCTGATTGGCTATCTCAAGAGGGTTGATCTGCTGCGCGCGCGGGTAGAAGCTCGTATCGATATCAGCCATTGATCAACACTCGCATCAATATGTCGGAGCTGCCGGGAACTGATTCCCGGAATATAGGCCATGCGTCAAAGCGTTGTAGCCAAGGTAATTGTTGACGCCATTATTCAAAGAATTGGCCGCGCCAAGGTATCCAGCAGCGGTCGCCGTGCCGCCAGCGATCGTATTCTGACCAATCTGGCTTGCCGTCTGCGTGCCGTAGGCTCCCGTCTGAGCCGCCGCGTTCTCACCAAGCTGGGCAACGCCCATCAGGCGGTTGTAGGCGTTCGTTTGGTTCGTGACGGCGTTCGCAAATTGATTCTGATAGGTCGAATCGGCCAGACCGGTAGCGTAGGAAGCTGCACCCTTCATGGCTGCGCCGGAAACGCCAAGTCCCCTCGCCGCCGCGCCATTCTGCACTGACTTCAAGCCCTGGTTGAGATTGAACTGGTAGCCGGGCGTATTGCGAAGGGTCGCCTCGTCCATCGTGATTGGCGCAGTGAGGCTTGGAAGCTGGCCCTGAAGCATATTGGCGCCGACCTGACCGAACTGCTGGTATGGCTGCAAATCCTTTCGGGTCTGCTGGTACATGGCCATCTGCTGGGCGGATGCGCTTTTGGTTGCATCTGCTTGAGCATTGGCGCCCATGATGGATGCGCCAGCACCAACCACAGCGCTCCCGATGATGGCTGTTGCAACCATTGGTTTTATTCCTTGTCCAAGAATTGCCAGAACATCAGTTCCGTGGCCTGGAAACCCGCCGCCTCAAGCAAGGGCCCGGCATATTTCGCATGGCGGGTCTTGATGCCGATCTGCATCAGCTTGACGCCGCGACGGGCGCATTCCTTTTTCCACGCATCGAAGAGCAGCGCGCCGCCGTGGAGACCCCGAAGATCCGGCGTGACGTAGAAAATGTCCGTCGTGGCCGTCAGGCAGCCTTGATAGTGCATTCCCGGCGCCACGAATGACACGAGATACCCGATAAGGGCGCCGCGCTCCCTGAGCGTCACATAGATGACCTGGCCGGCGGCAGAACGGGCAAGATAGAGATCGAACTGAGGATCGAGCGGGATGCCGGCCTGCTTGTGCTCAGAAAGCTCATCGTAATGGTTCGGAAGTAGCGGCTTGGCCTCGTTGAGCGTTTCGGCGTCAAGGGGTTCTATTTGGGCGGTAATCATGCCGCCTCTCTTGCCGCGACAACAGCAGCGCTTGCTTCCTCTTTTGTCCAAAAGCAGCCTAGATGTTTTCGCTTCCCATCTTTGGTTATATAGGCGCGGAATGGCTTTCCTCGGCAGTTAACAGGCTGAGAAACCCCCTTAAGACCAGTCCGATTGTTAGGCCCACTTTGGGAAATCGCCCTCTCAAAAGCCCATCCATGCCGATTAATGCGCATCCATAGCGCTGCCGGCGTTATGCCGGCGATCTCCGCCCATTCTGATAGACAATGTGTGATCCCATTGTGAGTGATTTTGACATTGTTGGATCGATTCCGATCTTGATCCTTAACTGTCACCCACCGACAGTTGCCAGGGTCATAATTTCCATCATTGTCACGTCTGTCCAAGGTCAGATCGGGCTGGTAGCCGTTATTAACTGCCCATTCAATAAAGCAATTCAAATCCGCCCATTCGTCGCATACAGAAATTCCCCTGCCTCCATATTTTTTGTAGCACTTCCTATGCGGTTGCGTGCACCTACGCCACATATCCGTCCATATGGACCGCAAACGCTTCTTTTGCATATTTACGAACACCTAAGATCGATTATTGCCACTATCCTATCATCTGCCGAGTTGTTTTCAACACTGTGGACTATATTATTCTGTATCCACCACATGTCGCCTGAGCGGAAATTCACCGTCTCCTCGCCGATACGGAACAAGGCGCCAGGAAGGCTCTGGAGGGCGAGCTGATAACGTTCATAATAGGTTGCCGGCGCCCCGCCATCGACATGCGGGGTGATGGTCTTGCCCGGCGGTAGTTTCGTGATGATGACACGACCGAGCCTCGTCGCCTCCACCGTGCGCATCAGATCGAAGATGATAGGGCTGATCTGCGGTAGCTTCTCCCAAGCCGGAAACGCGATGCACTCCTTGTCGTCGGTTACCGTGGTCGGGTCGCCAGTGCGCTCAAATTCGGAGTAATCATTGAATCTCAGCAAGATGTCGCTCACATCCGCATGTGCAGTGCCGGGATGCTTCGTCCTGATCGGGTGCTGGTTCCAAAGCTCGGGCTGGCGCTGTAACGCATTGAGGAGCGGCGTGACGTTGATGCCCGCCGCAAGCTGCTGAAAATACTTCATGAGGTTCCTATCGAAACGACGCCATGACAAGGGCCGGATAAGCCACAACGCCGCCACTCGGGGCGCCTATCGTCACTGATATCGAGGTTGTCGAACTTATGGTGTTGCCGCCACCGACTATGCTGGCGTTCGTGATAGGCGCTATCAAGTAATCTTGCGATATCCCCGTCAGCGTTGCTGAATCATTGGGGTTGATGTAACAGGACGCAATGGCCAAACCATCCTTGGGGACGTTAAGACTTTTAGTCCTTGGATAACTATAAGTCCCATTGGTCTCCACCACGAGATCATAAGGGGTGGCGGACTGTAAACCGGTCACACGATAGACGCCGATCCACGGTCTATAGTATGGCGCGCCAGCCTCCCATGTGATCACCACGTCAGCGGTAGTTCCTGTTGGTACGAGCGCCGATACCAGGGCGCAGCCGCCACGTTTGAAATCGCTGATATTGAATGGCTGCGCGTAGATTGTTGCGGGAACACCGCCGATTGTCACAGAGACGATTGAATAGTTTGAGTTATTTCCATTCAGATAAGGAATCGCCAGAAAGACGTATCGATCGGCGGCAACGTCGCCGATGCCAACGCCTGTGAAGGTAACTGTCTGCGCCTCATTTGGATGTATAATTAGCGACTGAAAGGCGATCGTCGCCGGAAACGGAATCCCGTTCACCAAAAGCATCTGCTGCATCACAGATGGCATCTAGCTGATCCCAGTCCCGTTAATCCGCCAGCGGGTTGCCGCAACCTTGAGCGCCGTCGCCTGACCGCCAGGAGCCAATGTGCGCACCCCAGTCAAGCCCGATGCACCAACCAGGACAAGCACATCATCCGTTATTTTTATCGTGATTGCGCCAGCCCCAATATCGTTATCGAAGGTGACTGCCGTCCCAATCTCGAAAGGCACCGCCGAATTGGCCGGGATGGTCCATGTCCTCGCCACCGTGTCTGACGGTGGGTGGTAGATATGCTTGGCGCTGTCTGTCAGCGCGAGGGTGTAATCAGCGCTCTGGCTGTTTTGCCGGATCAGCGATGAAAGCTGCGGGTCATAGGGTTGGACCGTGACGCCGATCTGCCCCGGCAATCCCCCGGCGGTCGAGACGAGATTATTGAAGAACCGCATCCATACCGGAGCGACGTAATTCCCGTTGACGACGATCGGCTCGCCGGACGATGGGACTATCGGCGTGCCCGGTTGGGATTTATCGGTAGCCATCAGGAAGCCGATTTCCTGATTTCAATCCAGGCGCCGTTCAAAGCTGTGCGGACGGCCTCAGACCAGGATATCTCAAACACGCGATCGCGGGCCATTCCAAGTTTTCGCCATTGAGGCGAAATCAGGTATTGGCCAGTGGCTCCCATCGACCTGAGAACAGGGTTGCCATATGTTGCACCCCGGTTGTCGCTCCAGCGAAGAGATATTTTGGGCGGATCATCAAGGGTCGTTCCAAGCGATTGACCAACCTCCATGTCCGCCACGAAACGGATGTATTCGACGCGGTTACTGTCTTCACCTACGAGGTGCGGGAACGTCCTGATCCTCGGGATCGGGGTCGTGCCGTCAAAATAATAATCCTGGTCAAAGACGTAGAGCGCGCCGTTCTGGAAATCGCCGACATGACCCTCGCCATAGGCGAAAGCGAAGGCGTTTCCCCGATGGCGGTTCAGGATGCCGTTGCCGTCCAGCGAGCCGCGTTCATGCCATTGTTTGGTGGAAAGTTCGTAGGCCCATGTCTTGTTCGCGGTCGGGAAGGTCAGGATATAGAAGGCGTGCCCCTCGATCTGGTGGCAATAGCCGATCGCATCGTCAATCTTGGAGTAGGACTGGAATTCCTGCTCGATGGCATGGGTGGAGACGCGCTCTACGGCATAGCCGGAACTCATCGCCACGATTGCATTGCCCTGCCTGTCCTGGGTGAGCCAGAACAGCGAAACGTCCTGCTGCGAAAGAGAATATGGGGCGACGCAGCCGTGATTGATGAACGCGCCCTGGATCCGCCCGAATGTGAAATCTGCCGCCCCGGTATTGGCCCAGATCTCGGATGTCAGTTCGCCGACCAGCCACAATTCACCATGGATTGCGGCGAGGCATTGGATATTGTCGGCCGCGCCTGTTTTGCCCGCGATGTCGAGCGGGTCGAAGGCGTAGCCATGGACAAAATCGACCGTGTAGACAAACCCTCCGGTGACCAGTGTCACGAGCCATGAGAAACCGGAACCGGTGCCGCCGACAGACGACGCAGCGCAGGACAGCGTGTCGTTCTTGACATACCCAGAGCCTTTGGCGGTAATCGTGACCGTGGTCACAACGCCGCCGGCAATGACGATGGTCGCCTGCGCGCCTGTGCCCGTGCCCCCTGTTAATGGAACGGCGGTATAGGTGCCGTTCGTGTAGGAAGAGCCAGCCGTAGCGATCGAGCCGGACTGGATGGCCCCCGGTGTTCCCGGAGTGGTCGAAGTGATAGTAAGCGTGTCGTTGTTGGCGTAGCCCGTGCCGGCATTGTTGATGGTCGCCACGGTGATGACGCCGCCGGATACCGTCAGGTTTGCCGTCGCGCCGGTTCCCGTTCCACCGGCAAGCGGAACATTCGTGTAGGTTCCGTCTGTGTATCCGGCCCCGCCTTTGACGATCGAACCCTGAAAGATAGCTCCGTGCGTCCCCGTCAGCATGTTGAAGGTCACGAGTGACAGGGAAATGTAGAACTGCGCGGTGTTCGGGCGGTTGAAGATGAAATAGGTGTCGAGATAATCGACGCTGGTGGCACCATAGAACGATGGGTCGGTGATCGTCCCGAATGCCCGCGTCGCCATGTCGATTGCATAGCCGGTCGCCGTGCCGTCAACGATGACAATGACCAGGCCGTTATCGGAGAGATTAACGGTGTTGGTGCCGAAGGTGATTGAGCCCAAAAGGGTCCATACATAATCGGCAGAGATGTAGTAGACTGACGAGTTGATGACCGCGTAGAGGTCGCCGTTGGTAGCGCGGTAAAGTGCCCTGTAGCGGCCCACAATCGGCGCCTGGGAGACTTGGCGAAGGCCGGGCGTCAGATAGTGCGTGACGGGGACCGGCGGCGATCCTTCGGCAGGATTCAGCTCTGGGTACAAATTGACACAGCGCTGCGCGCCTGCAATGAGGTTACGAGCCTGATATGCGCCGCCGAGGAGAGGAACGCGCATTAGTAAGTGCTATCAGCAAAAATGTTGTAGGTGCCGCCGCCGCGCACGAGGTCACCGGGCATCTGAAGCAGCGGGATCTGCGCGTTGGTGTTCTTGATGGTGTTGAGCGCAACCTTGGCCAGTCCGATCAGACCGGCATCTGGACCGAGCTGGTAGGCCACGCGAAGCCGAACCGCCAGATTGAGCCGGATGCACTCCTCGTACTCGGGCGGGAGATTGAACGCGGTATCAAGTGTCGGGAAGCTTTGCAGTGCTGGCTTTACCGACAGATGCATCTCATAGGTCTGGTTCGGAACCGGCCAGATGTAGATGTTGCCCAGCGGGAAGGCGGAATCGTAGAAGACATAGGCCGGGACCGAGGTCATGGTCTTCAGGATGATCTGATTGTAGTCCTCACGCGACTGGAGGACGTACAGAGGATAATCGACATTGTTTCCGGGAACGCCGGCAAGCTGGCGAAAATAGCCTGATTCGATCCTGTCCGGGCGATTAGCGTTGATATCGCCTCCAGGGCCGATCGAATAGGAAAGCGCGCCCGTTCCGGTGAACACGACATCGACCAGATGATAGACCAGCCAGCGACGGCGCGACCATTGCGCGATCATCGCATTAAGACGCGTCAGGGCCTTATTGGTGTCCTCAGCCAGCGGGGTCTGGCCAACGCCGATAATGCCGGCGTCGTCCATGGCTCCGGTGATGAGGTCGAGCGCTGTGGTCATGGATTTTTCCGAGGTCTGCCTGGGCCGCGCTTGATGATTTCGTCCGGCGTCTCAGCGTCGCCAGCCTCGGGCGCCACTTCCCATTGAGCCACTATGGCGGTGCGCTCTTCGTCGTTCTCGACGATGAACATCTGCCCCTCGGGCGAGTAGACCGCCATGGGATACATCTGATGCGTCATTTGGCTTCCGGGATTTCGATGGAGAAGATAGGCGGGGATTTGCGCGTCTCGATGATCGGCGCGGGATTCGCAGGATAGCGGACATCGGTCTGAGCGTTACCCCATTCGGGGCCTAGCTCTGCCTCTTCCTCAGAGCTCAGGACGAGCCGCTGTTGTCCGGTCAGATTGTGGTAGCGAAGAAGTGGGTAGCGCATGTAGAAATGGGGCGACCCGAAAGCCGCCCCGTTCCGTTTCATCAGATCTTGTCGGCCACGATGCACAGCCATTCGGGGCGAACGAAGAGGTAGCCGTAGATCACGTCCAAACGTGTCGCGAGCTGGTCAGTGCCGATCACGTAGTCGGTGATCATGCGCATCGAGATGCCGTCGTAGTTGCGACGGGCAGCCTCGTGGACGCCCTTCGGCAGCACCAGGTCGGCGGTGGCCAGCGTGACGGCTTCCGGAGCGTAGGCAAGGTTCTTGCGATACGTTTCCGATGCCTTGCTGGCGAGGCGCACGACGGCCGAGTTGGCCGGGGACGCCGTGACCGTCTGGTACTGCACAGCCTGGCCGGCGTTCGGGGGAACGATGGCCGGGTAGATCGGGATCGAGGTCGCGCCCGAAGCCACGTTCGCCGTCACGACGAACTGACGCAGCTTGCCGGTGGTCTTCTTGAACACGTAGTTGACGCCATACACACCGTCGATGGTGATGATGTCGCCCTTGTTCAGCGTGCCGGTGATCGCCGCAACGGTGATCGTGGAACCGGTCTGGCCGGCGCCGTTGATCGTGCCCGAAGCGGAGTCGTACGAGCCGGTCGTGTGCTTGATGACCGTCTGGTCCATGAAGAAGTCGAACCCGAGGGCGTTCTTCATCTGGCCGCTGCGATACTGCTCCGAGATCGCCTGCGACGGGTTGAACAGGCCGGAGAGGGTAGCCACAACGTTGGCTTCCGTCCACGGGTCTTCAACCAGCTTGCGGCCGGGCTGCATCGGGGCCGAGTTGTCGTTGAGCGACGCCTGGGCCTGGAGGATCGTTGCAGCGTTCGGCGAGATGACGTTGTTCGAGCCATCCACGTTCGAGACGTAGTTGCACACGCCGCCGTCAGCGCCGCTCATGATGTCAGCCGCGATGTCGCCAGCGAGGTTGTTCATCATGGGCATGAGGACGCGGGTGGAGTAGTCGTCGATCTTCAGGGCACGCTCGGCGGTCGAGAAGGCAACGTCCACACCAGACTGCGTCTGGAGCTTCAGCGAGGTGAACTTTTCCGAGGTGTCCTGAGCGGACAGCGCGGCGCCGTGACGGACGGTGAAGTCGTTCGGCAGGCGGATACGCAGGGAGTCGCCGATCTTCGCGCCGTCGATGGCGAAGTTATCGTCGTACTGCGTGTTGAGGTTCTTGATGAACATGTTGCTGTTCTTGAAGAGCGAAACAGCGGCGCGGGTGATCATGTCGATCGTAAGGATCGTATTGGCCATCGAGATGGTCCTTTCGGGCAAATGCTGAGGGGAGGCAGCCTTTCAAACTGCCGGTGATGCGGTGCCCGTGACCGCGATTGACGGGACATGAACCCGGCTTAACGCCCCGGTAGGCGAGGAACCCGGACTATAGCTTCCGGTCGCTCAGTTCAGACTTGCCTACATCTTGCTCTTCAACTCGCGGAGGTACTTATCCGCCCATTGATCCATCGGAATGTCGTCCTCCAGCCGGATCGTGGGCTTGGCAGCGCCGCCGACAGGTGCGACGGGTGCGGGAGCCTTTGAAATCGGCTTGGGGGCAGGCTTGGTGACGTTCGCGCTCATCTTGGCTATCTCCAGTGCCATCTTGACCGGAGGCATCCTCAACAGGCGCTCGGCTTCTTCGGGATTGCGGCTCAGCTCGTAGTAGACCTGATGGCCGTTATCCAATTCGGTTATTGCCTGTAGGAACTCGGGGCGCTTCTGCATCTCGTCGCCGAGAGCCTGGCTAAGAGTTGCCGTGGCGTTGTCGAAGTCGGCGCCGAATGCAGCCACACCCTTTTCATAGGTCTGGTTACAGGCGGCATTGAAGCGCTCAGCTTCGATCTTGCCGGCTTCTTCCAAGCGAATGCGGTCGCGTTCCTGGGCGCGGATGGCTTCAACGTCCAGCCGCTCGGGCTCTTCCGACGTTTCCACCGGCTTGGGCGCACGCAGGCGCTTCAGTTCCGCCTCGGCTTCGGCAAGGCGTTTTTCAGCCTCACGGCGTTTGTTGGTCTCTTCGTTGATCCGGCGAAGTTCCCACGGGGTTTTCTTCTTCTCCGGCTTGGGCTGCTCCTCGGGCTTGGGCTCTTCCGGGGTTTCCGGCTGTTCCCCGCCTTCGGGCTGTTCTGCTAGTTCGGTTTCCTGTTCCGGTTCAGGAGCTTCATTGCCCGGATCGAGCACAGTTTCGCCTTCCGGCTCCCCCTGTGTGGGGTCCAGTTCGTTGGGGTCCAAGGTTTTCACCATGTTTCGATAGCCCGGTGTAACGCGCCGGTACGTGCCACGGGTTACCCGCCGTGTCGGGATTAGAGAATTGAGAACAACCACACCGCAGCGGCAACGGCGGCCACGGAAAGGAAAATTGCCAGGACTATGGCGATAGCTTCATCGCGCTCGGCCTGTTGCTCGTAGTATCGAACGCCCTGCCATTCGCGCTTATCTCTCATCACTTGCCCTTCTTAGCCCGCAGTTTGCCGAGGACGGCGCCCGCAACGCGCTCGCCGGCAGCCTTGGAACCATATTCCTTGGCGGCTGACTTCTCGATCTTCGCAAACTGTTTGCCGGGTTTACCCAGATCGCGGCCCTTAGCGGCAGCCTTGGGAGAATAGGATTTCGTAGCCATCACTTCTCCTTCTCGCATTTGCAGCAGGGCATCATGGGGATGTCCAGCGCATATCGCTGCTTGGGGGCCGTCTCGTCCTTCACAAGGCCCCGCAAAGCCTCGTAGGAAGCCCGCAGTTGCGCGTGGACGCTGATGTGGTCGGCAAGCAGCAGCTCAGTCATTTCGCCTTCCCGCAGGCGCCCTTGCCGCCCTTCATGGGCTTCTTGTCGTCCTTGTCCTTCTTGGCAGGCTTGTATGCGATCTTGCTCATTTGGTCAGGCCTTTCTCAAATTTAGGACTATCGGCTCCGCGTCTGGGTCATCCCACCAAGCCTGAAGTTCGTCTTCAGTCTTCAGGGGCGGGTATTCGATGTGTTCGTTGAACATTTCGTCGTGGCTGCGCCAGCGATCGCAACAGTGGCAACCCTGCGAATAGTCGGGACAGCGCTCTCCCCACAGGCGCCGGGTGTAGTACCAGCTAACGAAACGATCGATCAGATTTTGCAGCACGAGGCGCTCCAGAGCGGCGTTCGTCTTATTGCCAGTTCCTGAGTGAAAGATTGCGGGGAGTGCCTGGGTTTGCCCGGTCGTGAAACTCGGTGATCGCGTCGTAGATCTTGGCCTTCTCCTCATCGGGAAAGCCCGGCATCGCCAGCACACCCGACAGGCTTTCCAACGCATGGCCGAGATGATCCTTCCAGTGCCGCTTGATAAACTGCCGCTGCGTTCCCGCCTGAATGCGAAACCGCTCGGTCCGGGACATCTCGTAGAAGCAGCCGGCGATTTCCTCTGCGGTCTTGCGAATGAGAACCGGCACGTCGCCAGCGCGGATGTTGATGTTCACTGCGCCAACTCCGCGTCAATTTCCTTCATCTGGGCTGCAAAGATGGCCTTGATCTGCGCCGGCACTCGCTTGCGATTGGCAATATGCCAATTGATGGCATCCCGCAGGATGTAATACCGGCACGCCATCTGCTTGAGATGGGCGTTTTCTTCCTCAAGTTCGGCTAGCGAACGCTGCCGCTCCTCGCCCAACGTAGACATGGCCTTGAGATACGCTTGGTAGTCCGCATCTCGCTTGAAGCTGCGAAGTGTGGCTGTCACTGCTGCATCCCTGTCTGATCGGGCATAGGCTGGCCCATAGGCGGCTGCTGAGGCGCTTGCGGCTGTTCTGCCGGCATCTGCTGCCCCTGAGCGCTGGTGCCCTCTGGCGAGCCCCCCGTGAGCATATCGACCAACGCTTGACGGATGAGGGGCTGTATCTGCTCCGTCGTGATGGCTGGACCCGAGTTGCCGATTGCCGTGATGCGTTTCGATTCCGCCTCATAGGCGCGGATGTTGATCTCGCGATCCTTCTCGTCCAACTGTTTCTGAAGCTTGACGATCGCGTCCTGCGACTGCTGCAATTGACCTTGAAGCTGCTGGACCTCCGGCGGCGGCCCTTTGCCCTTGATCGCGGCCGGGATCGCATTTGCGTAACGCTCGGCCAACTCATCGGCCATCGGGAAATCGGCTGCCTTCCAGTACAGGTCACCAGCCTTTTCGAGGAAGCCTTTATCCTGCGATGCGATCTGCGTCATCGCGTTGAACGCTTCCTGCCTGCGAGTGGCATAACCCGGTCCGGTGTCGCTCTCGATCTCGTAGCGGCCGACATTCGGATTGAAGATGGCGGAAACGATCTGGCTCTCGGCTTCCTGGTTCGGGTCTTGCGTCGGCTGGTGAGCTTGCTGCGCGTTCGGATCGATCTGTACTGCGCCTTCCGTCCCATCCTTGGCCAGGATGCGGATGACGCGCGGGGTGTCGTAAATCTTCGGGATCAGGTCGATGAGGATCTTGCCCGTGTACTTGATGCCGATCGCCAGATTGTCGATGTAGTGATAAGTGGCGTTGTCACCCTGGCGCTGGCGCTCGTTGATGGCCTTGCCCGAGGTCGCATTCTCGTTCTGGCCGAACTGGCTCTGATACTGGCCAGAGGCCATCATCAACTGGTTTTCGCAAATGCGCATGCCGTCGATATAGGCGGATGCCATCTGCGGCGGCTGCGTGCGCTGCGGAGGAGGAATGCTCCTCGTCCCATCCTCGGAATAGGCGTTGTAGGGCAGATAGGCCGCATCATCGAGGTTGGACTTGGCCCAATATGTCTCTACGCCCTCGGTGGCCTCCACGGCGGCGATATACGGCGTCTGCGTCTGTAGGGCGACCTGTGCGGTGCCCTCGCTGGTCCAGTAGTTGTACATGCGCTGCGCATCTTTCAGCGCGCGGGTATGGCCCTTGCGGTCCATCTTGCCTTCGATGACGGTCTCTTCGCCGATCACGCGGACGATGGGGACAAATTTTCCAGGCCAGACGCGACGGTCGATGATCTTGTTGCCGGCGATCTTGAACCACTGCACCTCGTCCGTGAGGACGCTGCGCTCGTTGGTGCTCGGATCAGCCTTCACCAGTTCATACATCGCCTTCTGGTTGTCATCCATCACGCTCTTGCGGATGATGACCTGTTGCTGCGTCATCGGATCGACAAAGGCGACGAGCTTGTCCGCCTTCTGCTCCCGGCGATAATATTCAGCGATGCGAACGCTGTCCTTCGCGCACCAGGAATCGCCCTTCCCGATCACGTCGAGATCGGCATCGCCCTTGAAGTCTGGATATTCCGCCTCGAACCTATCGCGGCTCATGTCCTCGAAAATAAAGCCGAAACGAGCATCCGAACCATCCGCTTCCGAGATATCCGGGTCGAGGTAGACTGTATCCGGGTTCTTGATGCGCCTGATATAGATTTCCTGATCAAATGTGTCAGGGGATACATAATCCGTGATCACGCGCCAGTAGCCGATGCCACCTTCAACCTGGAAGGTCGTCGCGGTATCGTAAGCCTGCTCCGCGTTGGACTGGTATTCGATATGGCGGACGACGCCCTCGAACACCTGAGCCGCCTCGTAGGTTGCGCCATCACCAACCGGCCGGATGTTCACGCCGGGCTTGTTCTGCTTCGCGTCGTTGATGATCTGAAGGTTGTGCTGGCGCGTCTTGTTGATCGTCAGGCACGGCTTGCGCTTGTCGGTGCGGTTCTGCTGGAGAACCTGATCCCACTGCCAGCCGTTCTCAGGATCAGCATTGGCGAATTTCAGATCCTCGACAAAGCGCTTGCGAAAGTCGGCTTCCCAGTCCTCGCATGCCTGGAAGCGCTTCTTGGCTTCCTGGAGGATGTCGCTGTCTTCAGTCTTTTTGCTCATCATCTCATCCAACCTTGCGACATTCCCGAGACTGATGAGGTGCGTGGCGGCGGCAGCTTGGATTTGCGCTCTTTGGCGCCTTCCTTGAACCCTACCGCGAGATAGCGGAGCGCATCAGCCGCGTGGCTGG